TAAAGGGGATAAATAATGGATATAGAACACTTAAAAAAAGATATTATGTTTGAGGAGGGTGTTAAGTATGAAGTTTATAACGACCATTTAGGATATAAGACTTTTGGTGTAGGGCATTTATGCAGGGCTACAGACCCAGAGAATGATATGGAAGTAGGCACACCAGTATCAAAAGAAAGGGTTGATGAGTGTTTTGAGGTTGATTTATATGTGGCTATTAATGATGCTGAAAAGTTCTGTGAGGGTATGGAAGTAGACGATAATATCAAAGAATGTGTTACTCATATGGTGTTTCAGTTAGGTTTACCAAGATTAAATAAATTTAGAAATTTTAAACAAGCCTTAGTTGATGGGGATATAGCAAAAGCACAAATTGAAATGAAAGATTCACTTTGGTATAGGCAAACAACTAACAGAGCTGAAAGACTAATAGAAAAGATGGGTAAAAGCATCTAAGTCATTGATTTATAAGGGTTTTTCCCTGGGAAGTGAGGTATAATGTTACAGGCTTTAATAGCACCAGTTACAGGGCTTTTAGATAAGTTTATTCCAGATGCAGACCAAAAGGCTAAGTTGGCACATGAGATAGCGACTATGAGTGAGAAACACGCTCAAGAGCTTGCTAAAGGGCAATTAGAAATAAATAAAGCAGAAGCTAGTCACAAATCNATNTTTGTNGCNGGTTGGAGACCNTTTATAGGTTGGACTTGTGGAATAGCTTTAGCATGGCATTTTGTACTACAGCCATTAATAATGTTTTTGTCGGTTTTATTTGGCTTTACATTACCAGAACTCCCTGCCTTTGATATGGGGTCATTAATGACTGTTTTAATGGGTATGCTCGGCTTGGGTGGACTTAGGACATATGAAAAGCAGAAAGGCTTAACAAAATGAGTTGTGAAACTTGCAAGGCTTATGAGTGTGATAAAGAGGAATGTAACTGTAAATGCCATACTCGTGAGAAAAACAAAAAAAATAATTTTAAACACGAGTAAACAAAATGAGTAAGTTTTATATGAAGTTGTATGAATTTTTTAATGGTATAGCCAATTACTTCTGGCATAAGGCTATAAATGACAAAAAGAAAAGATGATTTAGAAGAAGAATTTGGCAAAGAGTTCATTGACTGTATTTTAGGAAAATGCGAAGCTAATTGTAATTATTGTGCAGAGGAAAGGAAAGTATCATGCCAAAAGGAAAAGGAACTTATGGAAAAAAAGTTGGTAGACCACCCAAAAAAAAGAAAATGAAAAAGAAGTAATGGAGGGTTTTACTACCACATCTACTTTATCTGAACTCATAGATAAAAGACCTATGAAGAAAAGAAAGGGTAGAAGACGTTATAGAATGCCCAATAAGGGCGATTTAAGGGCTGTACAGCGTATATTAAAGAAAAAAGGGGTACAATATTAACGCATAGGAATGTTTTGCTTTATAATGCCTCCAACTAAGTCAAGACATTCTGATACCTCCCCTTTCACTACAAAGTGCGGAGTACCTAAAATTTCTGATTGTACAGCCCACAACTTTTGAGTATCAGATAACCTACCTTTAGGTGCTTTCAATTCAATATATAAAATTCTACCTACAGGGTATTCTACAATAATATCTGGACAGCCAGACTTTAAACCCATTTTTTTCATTTTAGCATGGTAATGAATAGACCTTTTACCTTCATTAGGTACATGAAAATGTCTAAAGTTATATGTTTGAGATAAATAATTAAGATATTCGTTACAAGCTATTTGTATATCGGCTTCTTTAGTCATAGGGGGCAATTTGTACCGCACATTCTACCCCCTATGTTTTACTATAAAATTGGAGTTCATAGTAATTATCGTTGTAGACCTCTCGACTGGAGAGTTATTAAATAATTAGCATAAAAAAAAATTAAATGCAAAAAAAAATAAATTAATGGTTTACATAACCTAGAATTTATATTAGGTTATTAGTAATTAAACAACTTAATAATAATAATGAGGCACAAAATGACAAAAATCAAAAGCAAATACTTCCAAATGCTTTCTGCAAATTCACATTTAAAAGTAAGAGTAAACTACGAAGAAGATACAAAAAAAATTGTAGGCTTTGATTGGTCTTTTGCAAAAACCAAAGGTGGGCATTACTCTTGCACTACAGAGTATAACAGATATTCAAAGAAAACTGGTGTTGACAGATTTGCTAAATATCTTGAGTACATGAAATCAAATAACATAACTTTATAATAATAATAACGGAGTATAAAATGACAAAATTAACACTTAATAAAATTTACGATGCTAGAAATATAGGTCAATTAGAAGACCGATATCCATTATGTATTTATTTTCATTGTTCATCAAATGATGGTGCAGAATATAAAGGTTGGTATTATCCAACTGATGACAGAAGATGTTATTTATTTAAAAATGGTACTTGGAAACATGAAGAAAGAAAGTATTATTTTCATCAATCTAAATTATCATCTGGCAAATCTTGTAGCAGAAAAGTTACATCAAAAATTAGCAAAATGATAGTTGATTTAATTGAAGCTAATAAATCATCTGTAAGAGATTATAGTTTTGATTGGGAAAGAGCTAAGAGTTCTTAACTTTATTTTCTATACCAGAAATTGAGGGATTTATTTCCCTCTTTTTTTTTGCAAAAAAATAAAAAAAAATTACATTTAACGCTTTACATTATAAAAAACCTAGTTTAATATCTAGGTTATAAAGTTAATTAATAATAATAAATTGGAGTTCAAAATGTACTATAACGAAAAAACAAAAAGACCATATTCTGGCAAAAACATTGAAATTTTAGAAGCTACTGGTTTAAAAGGTGGTTTTATGACTTTTAGACAAGCCATAGAGCTTGGTTATAAAATTCCTAAAGGTACTAAAGCTATAGCTAAGATAATCAGACCAATGCAAGAATTTAAAGAACTTGCAGATGGTTCTTCTAAAGTTGAAATGTCTGGCAGAAAATTCCCAGTATTTCATAAATCTCAATTACAAGAACAGAGTGCTTAACGGCACTCTTTTTATAGGAGAATATTATGAATGATTTAATAAACGATATAAATAGACTGCAAAAAGTTGTTGATAGAATTTCTAAGAATATACCTTGGAATTTACACGTTGTTTCAGTCCTTGATGAATTAAGGGAAATGATAAGCGAAAAACAAAAACAACTAACAGACTTTGAAATACAAAATATGTCTTATGAACAATATGCAGAACACATGAAAGGGAGAGGCTTTAATGGTTAAATTTATTAAAAACTATGGTGTTTATATAGCAGAAACAATTTTATTATTTAGCGGATTTGTTTTTGCTTGTTTTTTACTAATAGCATTTTAAGGGAGCAAACTAATGGAAAAGTTAACAGAACAAGAATTAATTTTTCTTCATGCGGTTTTAAGTTGTGAGCAAAACGAAATTATCAGAGCCAATCATGGAGTTGAGCCTAAAAGACGCACAACAAACATGAACATAAGAACTGGATATTACAAATTTAAAAAAACAAAAAAAATAATGAAAAAAATAAGTGCAATGATGGGAGCAAACTAATGGACAATTCAGATTTATTAAAGAGAATAAAAGAACGTCTTGAAAGAGAAGTTTGGTATCAAGACCTAAGATTAAATGCTAAAAATCCTACATTTCATATGTCAGAGGAAGCTACAGAGGTTGCTATCAACAGAAAAGAATTAGCTGAGGGTATTTTAAAGTTAATAGAAAAGGGAGCAACTAAATGAATAACCCATTAGAAAAGAAAAGGCAAAATTATTTAACATTTTACAAAGATGGCATTCATGATGGCATCTTAAATCAAAAGATGAACCCAGAAAAAAAGTTTTCAGAATACTACAAAAGAGGTTTTACTGATGGTTTGGTTTTAGGGGAACTTATAAAAGAATATGGCATAGATAAGATTGGAGCAGATAATGATAGATAAACCAATAAAAATAGGCTGTACGGAGCTTTATACAGCCAGAGTTCTTAATATGTCTGTGGCTCAATATTATGGAGTTTTTAAAGAATATGCAGAACTTCTTCATAAAGCCAGACAAAGAAATGCAAGAAAACTTAAAAGCGAAGATGTAAACAAAACAGAATTAAAGATTATTTATGGTCTTAGAAAAGATTTAAATAAATTGGTTCTAAAAAGAATAAACGAGAATTATTATGAAAATATTTAAAGTATTCTCTATATGTACATTATTGGTGGCTTTAGGAGCTTGCTCGACTACACCAATAGTAGATAGTAGGGGAAAATCATCTGCAAATATCAAAGGCGATATGAACAGATATCATGACGATTTATTTACTTGTCGAGACTTGGTCAAAGATGAAACAAATTTTGTTTTAGAACAGGGCAAAATAGTATATAATTTGTTAAGATTCAAAGTGTTATGGCTTAGTCCTAAAGCACAAACTAGGCGAGATTTAATTAATAATTGCCTAGAGGGTCGAGGTTATAACGTATTAAATAAATAATAAAATTGGAGTTTAAAATGAATAAAATAGAAAAAATTTACGACAATACCAAAGACGGAATACCAAACTATTCAATTCAGTTAGTTGATGGAAAAATGTTATATGCTAGAGGTGTTCCATTATACCCAGTTCCTAATCGTGGGGATATTATTAAATTTACTATTGTTAATACAAAAACATCTGAAAAGGGAAACCAATACAGCAATATAAAAGATGTTGAAATAGTAAATAAAGGTAATGAGGGTATACCAACTCCAGAGCCATTAGATAATGTTGTAAATAATGTAATGCCAAGTTCTAATGGTAAAAATGATACCCAAAGAATGGATATATTTGTTACAGGAATTGTTGGAAGAGCTATGGGTTCTGGGCAGTTTTCAGTTCATGATATTGCTGAACTTACAAAAAATGCTGTAAGTGCTTTTAATGAAAACCTTAAAAAATTATAAAAAACTATTCGCTGACTTTTGGGGGTATCATGAATACGATATTCCCACTTGTTGGGGCTGTAATAGACAGCAAGCGGTAGATATACACCATTTAATACCTAAAGGCATGGGTGGTGTTAAAAATAACCGATTAAACAGAATAGATAATTTATTTCCAGTTTGTAGGTCTTGTCATGACCACGCTCATAGAGACAAATCTATAAACGAAGAATGGAAAGCTAAACTTTTAAAGAAAATATCAAATAAAGAATGGGGAAAACTTTACAATGACTAAAAAAACTAAATTTGAATTAAAACAAGAAGACATTTTAATTAATAGGAAAAAAGGATTAAAAGCTCTTTCTGCTGAACAAAGAGAAGCTATTAAGTTAGCTCATCAATCTTTAGTAAATGTTTTAGGAAATATTCAAGATATGGAAGATATTTATTTATCGGATATAAGAGATATGAATACCGCTATGTGGAAATTAATACATGAGTTTGAAATAGGTAATGGTGATTATTATGAGTGATATTTACACCATAGATTTTGACCCTAGCAAATTATCATATCAGCAAGAAGAACTAGGAATGAGGTTCGCAGATTTAGATACTGCTTGCGAATTAATGAAAAAAGAAGAAAAAATGATTATTGCTGAATTGACCGTTTACTATTCACGAAAAGGCGGTTACAAGAATATGACTGAGTTAAATGGTTTAATTTACTCAGACAGTAAATTTAAGGACTATTTCGATAGATACGAAAGAACCCTTAAAGAAAGGAACAGGTCTAAGATAAGATTTGAGTCCTTTAAGGCTTTTAGAGATGACCTAAGAACTAAGGTTGTTAATGAAAGAGAACTGGCAAAACATTTATAGAAAGGAATTGTTATGAACCAGACAGAACAAATACTACACTACCTAAGGCAAGGTAATAAAATCACTTCATGGGAAGCTATCCATAAATTTAGGGCTACCAGATTAAGTGCTATCATCTATAATTTAAGAAGATATGGTTACGATATTATAGCTGTTATGCAAGTTGGCAAAAACGGCAAAAGATATGCTGAATATACTCTATTAAAGGAGTCAAAATAATGTCAGATGAATTAATAACAGATTTAGATATTGTTGAAATTGAAAAAGCAAAAGAACAAGCGATTGCTAAGCATATGAGTGATATCAAAGTTATGAGTAAACTTGTGGCATCTATTAACGAATATTTAATTAAGTTTGGTAGGACTAGTAATGTTCATGACCAACTTATGGATTTAAAAGCTCAAGTTATTAAAAATAGAGATAGTTTGCATAACTGGATAAACAACATATGATTGAACATTTTAAAAAATTTGATGATGGCGGTAAAAGTTTACTGCCATTGTCTTTTAGTCATTTAAATGAGTTTGCATTTTATAGGGAAAGGTGGGCATTAAGAAGAATATTTGGTTATGAGTTTCCAACTGGTGCTTCTGCTGTTAGGGGAAATGCTGTTGAATCTGGCTTAAATATGATTTTAGATGGAATGTCATTTAAAGATGCAAGTGAAATTATGATAGCTAATTATGATAATAACTGCTTAAATTTAACAGACCCTAAAGTTAACGATGAAAGGGATAATTTAATACCTTTATTGGAACTTGGTGCTCATGAATTTAAAGAACGTGCTTTTCAATGGAAATTATTAAATTACCAAAAGAAAGTAGAGGTATCTATAGAAGATATCCCTTTTGTTGGTTATACAGACTTTCATTTTGAAGATAAAAACACTAAAGAGGATTTCTTTATTGATTTAAAGACTTCCAAGACTAACCCTATGCAGATAAGCACTAGTCATGCTATGCAACAAGCTATCTATAATAGAGCTACTAATGCACGACAAATGCTATGGTATTTAAAAACACCTACTAAGACAAAACCTGCTGAATTTACACAATTAGAATTAGCCACATATGACCATCATTTAAATATATGTAAACATATTGTAAAAGTTATGGGTAATTTTCTAAAAAATGTTAATTCAAAAGATGATGTCAAAATGGCTCTAATTCCTAACCCCGATAATTGGATATGGAAAGAAGAAACAGTTTTAAATGCTAGAAAAGAAGTTTGGGGTTTTTAACCTATACAAAAAAATAGGTTTCATTTTAGATTAAACTATATATATTAAAACAAATTAGATTGGAGATAATTATGTTTATAGAAAAAAATTCAAAACCAACAGAGAAGTTAAAGGCTTGGTATCTTTTTACAGAAGATTTCATTGCAGGCACTCAGCACCTTACAAATGAAGAAATAGGGATATATATTCGCCTACTTTGTTGGAACTGGAATAAAAGATGTTCTGGAATACTAAATAATGAAAATACTTATCTTAGAATAGGTAATTGTATAACTGACAGTGAAAAGGAAAGTTGTAAGAGTATTTTAAAGCAGTTTTTTGTTTTAATTGGTAGTCATTATCAAAATGAAAGACAGTTACAAGAGTATTTATATATAACAAAAAGAATAGACGCTTCTAAGGTAAATGGCAAGAGAGGAGGTAGACCAAAAAAACCTAGCCAAAACCCCCCTACCCCTACCCCTACCCCTACTACTACCAAAACCACTACCAAAACCAAAGTAAGTAAAACTTCTAATTTTAATAAATTTTGGAATAAGATACCTAATAAAGTAAGTAAGGGAATAGCTGAGAAAAACTTTTTAAAACTAGAACCAGAATGGTTAGAGAACCCAGAGCATTTAGCTGATATGTATAAAAACTACTANNANTCNATAGAGGANAAACAATTTGCTAAACAACCTGCTTTCTGGTTATCNGCTAAAAAGTATTTAGATGAACAGCCTAAAAAGAAAAAAGATAATAGCCCTGCTGACCCATATAAAAACAGGGTTAATATGTTTAANGAAGCTATAGAAGCCAAGAATGGTACAGCATTTATTAGAGGTTATGCCCAAAGGTATCCAAGCGATGTTGAAAGGGCGATAGGTGAGGGTCAGTTCACAAAAGAAGAAGCTAAACAATATTTAGATTTTAGGGGGTAAATATGAAAATAATGTCTATAAATTATTACAAAGAGGAAGAGGAAGCATGTGTAGAATTGTTAGAATCATATGAAGATTTAGATGATGCGGAAAAAATGTCCTGTTTAAACGATGCTATATTTGATTTAACAGTATACAAAGAAGCATTGAAAATTGAAATGGAGGAGTTTAAAAATGACAACAATGAGCTTAATTAAAGGGAATACAACTGTTTTCCAATGTATAGGCGATGCTTATTCTAAAAGAGATATACAAAGGTTCTATTATGGTTATCAGCTTTGCATAAGGGCAAAAACTGATATGAAAGCCTTGCATAAATACTTGTTAAATAGGTATAATTTTAACAGAAACTTATGTTTTAGAATGTTAAAGAAAGCGAGGGCTAAATGAAATTTAATAAAATTAGAAATACTTACACCGATTTAAAAGAACTGCATAAAGAGCTAAAGGCAAAAAAAACAGAAAAAGAAACAGAAAGGTTTGAAGATGTTTCTGATGAGTTAGATGAATTAGATAGATTGGGTAAAGTTGAATATAGTTGTTATGCTGATTATTACCAAATGGCTATAAATAGGACAGGAGACCAAAGACCTATTCCATCTGGCATGAAAGCTAAGAACAGAAACTATACATATTAGAGGGAAAAATGGGTACTTTAAAAATTGATTATAAAGATATTTCTGAAATTAAACCTTATGAAAATAACCCTAGAATACACTCAAATATACAAATAGAGCAAATTGGTAAATCTATTAAAGAATTTGGTTTTACCGTACCAATTTTATTAGATGATAATAATAATGTTATAGCAGGTCATGGTAGATTAGAGGCTTCTAAATTACTTGAACTTGGCAAAGTGCCCACAATAACATTATCTAATTTATCAGAAGAACAAAAAAGAGCATATATTATAGCTGATAATAAAATAACATTAAATTCTAATTGGAATGAAGATTTATTAAAAAATGAATTAAAGTTTTTATCAGATAGTGATTTTCAATTAGAGATATTGGCATTTGAGGACTCAGAATTAGAAAATTTTTTCAAAGATATTGAAGAAATAGATTTTACAGAAGATTTTAAAGAATTTAATGAAGATATAGAAACTGAACACGAATGCCCAAAATGTGGCTTTAAATGGAGTGGTAATGCTAACTAATGA